TCTCTTGATGGGGAAACGGTTTTGACGACTGCTGACCTTACAACTTTGGATGCGATTATTAATACAATCAATGCTTCCAATGATGTGAAGCATCTTGTGACTATCGCTAAGGAAACTGGTGCGACCTTGACACCGGTCACCACGGTAGCGAGTGCGCTGACCGGTGGGGCTGATGGAACGCTTGTGACCAATGCTAGTTCTACGGACAACTACGTTGAGGCTTTGTTGAGAATCAGCAAGGATCTTGGTCCGGGTGCTGTAGCGATTCCCGGTATTGCTACGGCTACTGGTTATTGGCACGCTCTGATTGATCATGCGAGGTTGAATGATCGGGTTGCTATTTGTTCGTTTGCTTCGTCTAATACGGCGGCTGGTTCTAAGACGGCCCTCAATTCAGCGTCACCTGCTGTTTATACGGATACCGACGCTCATTACAGTGCTTTCTACTATCCGTGGGTGAAGGTTCCAGATCCGGCTGAGGCCGGGTTGGCCGTGTCCATTGCTCCGGACGCCTATGTTTGTGCGAAACGTTCCAAGGCCGCAGACGCTGCGGGTGGACCGTGGCGGGTTGGAGCAGGTTTGGTTTCAGAAGCCAAGTATGTAACCGGTCTGTCAATGCCCAGTACACAGTTGATGGACAAGGCTACTGGTGACGAGTTGGACAACGCTCGCATCAATGCTTTGCGGGTTATCAATGGCAAGGTTCGTGTGTATGGCGCACGGTCGGCTTCTGAAACGGAAAACGATTGGCGTTTCATTACATCACGAGACACTTTGAATCATGTGGTTTATCAGTGCGAGAAGCGCCTTGAGGATCATGTATTTCAAACGATTGACGGGCGTGGCGCTCTTTTCTTGAAGATCAAGAATTCAATTGTCAGTATTCTTGAGCCTATTCGCAAGTCTGGTGGCTTGTACGAGGCTTATGGTTCAGACGGAGTTCGACTAGATCCGGGTTATTCGGTGATTGTTGATAGTACCAATAACAGTGATGCCAATTTAAATATTGGTCAAGTTACTGCCGATGTTGCAGTTCGTGTGTCTGCTGTTGGTGATAAAATCACAGTTAACATCACTAAGTCGAATTTGACAGCCGGTGTTCTCTAAAGGAGTGTAGTTTAAATGGCTAAGAAACTTTCACAGCGTCAAGTCGTTGCAACGATTGAACCAGCATTAGGTCACGCAGTTACGTCCTTCCCTCGCTTTGAGGATTATTGGGCGCAGGTGAGTGGTGGGGAAATCACTGCGGCTGTTGAAAAGGTTTATGACGGTGGGGCACGTTTCCCAGAAACATTGTGTGCCCCTGCTGATATCGGTGACATCACTCTTACCCGTCATTATGAAACGACGCGAGATGGCGCTCCATTGGCTGTTCTTCGTCCTCTTGTGGGTGAGGCGTATTACAACATCACTATTGTCGAACTTGATTGCGATCTTGCCAACCCGGCATCACAGCGGCTTTATACGGATGCCCTTTGCGTTGGGATGACTGAGACTGACGGCGATGCCTCTTCGGGCGCTCCGGCGGTTTACAGCCTGACCTTCTCAATCGGTCCTCTGGCTGCTTAATCTAATAACCAAATAACTTAAACTTGAAATGCCCTTTAAACGGGGTGTATTATTCGGTTGATCCGAATGTCCTATCAGGAGTGTGAATAATGGCAGAATCCGCCGACGTTAAAGAAACTATTACTATGGACTCTGGGTTGGAGGATAAAAAGTCCAAACCCACCGTTCTTGAGCAATTGCGGGCAGAGGTCAGCAAAAAGGTTGAACGTCCGGAAATCGAAATTGATGTTCTAGAACGACCGGGGGTGTCCGTTCGTTTCTCTCCGAATATCACTCAGAATCAGTTGCGTGCTTGGCGAAAGAATTCCGGCGAGGATTCCAAGGATGGCTTTGATCCGTTGAAGTTTGCTTGTTATGTGGTCGGTACTTGCTGCAAGTCCATCCTGATTAAGAATCAGGTTGTTCAAGACCAGAATGGTATTGATGTGACTTTTGCTTCTCCTGAGATTCTAGAAATGACAAACGATCTTCGTCCCATTCCGGATGGCATTCGTAGGTTCTATGGAATTGATCCCCACCTTGAGTCCACGGCGCTGGCTATTTTGGATCATGCTGGGTACGGCGATGAGGTAGCAACACAGGAAAACCCTACGACCGGATCATAGAAGAATTACAGGAATCTCCTATGATTCAAACTGCGGCTAATTTGGGAGAGGTGTTTGGAACTGATCCTTTGAAATTGCTGGATGTTACTGAAGAAGAGTGGGCCATTCGGGTAGCATGTGGTGCAGTAATAGCCCAACAACGTGCAGATCAATTGGATGCACAAAGGCAGGCTAGTGGTACGAAACGTTAGATTGATATAATTAGTAAAGGCCCGTGATATGGCGGTTGAGCAGAAAGTAGTTATTAGGGTCGAAATAGACCCAGATTTGGGCAAAGCCGCTGCTGTCAATGCTGCTCTTTTAGGGTTTGATAAGAATGCCAAAAGGGCAAATAGAAGTCTTAGTAAAGTTACCAATCGTTTAGATAAAGATTTTCAGCGGGCTTTAGGCAGAGTGGCATCAAAGTTGGGGGACTTTGGGGCCAAATTAATCAAGATCAATCTCAAAGCCTTTGGTGTAGAACTGTTTGCCGTGGTCGCTGGGCTGGTGGCCATGAAGGCGGCTTTGGCAGCCGGTCAAATGGTTATGCGCGCATGGCATTCCACTATTTCTTTTATGAAAGTAGGCGTTGCTGGCCTGACAGCGGGCATTATCGGTCTTGTTTCAACAATCGCAGCAGCCAACAGGCAGTTTGCTCAGGTGCAATTAGCACCGTTTGTGGGTGGCTTACAGGCGGCTCGTACCGCTATGAGTGGGATGCGGATGGGTTCGACGGCGCAGATGGGGATTCAAAACCTCACCTTGCTTGCGAACACACTGTCTCGTGGTGGTGTTGATTCCAGAAATGTCGGCATGTTGACACGGGCGTTTGGAAACTTTACTGGTGGGGATGTAAAAGCCACTCAAGGCATGGCTCAGGCTTGGACGCAGATGACGCAAAGCGGCAACAGGTCGGTCATGGTCGATCAGATGAAGAGCATGGGTCCGGCTTACAAGGAAGCGACTAAAGCGTTTCAGGCATATGAAGGTGACGATTTGGTCGGGGCGATGATTCGGGGAGAGTTCACCCCGGACGCCATGAAGGGTTCTCTTGACAAACTTGATGACACCGTTATGGGTGGCTTCAAGGGAATGATCACCACGCTTTACAATCAACTTGCTGATATTGGTTCTGTGTTTCTAGTTCCGTTGCGTGATGCCATGAATGATGTAGAGAGGATTCTTCGTGGTGGACTGTTGCGTGTTACGGGTATTTTGCAGTCGTATGGTTTGGGAACTTTTATGCCCGCTTTGGTCAGGGGTATGGAGAGGGCAACTGACTTTTTTGTCAAGTTGATTCTTGAGGATCTTCCGCGTTTCACAGAGGTGATGGGAAAGATTGCCAATTGGTGGCGGGATTTCAAATCCGGTACTAGCAGGTTCTTTGGTGATCTTGGCGACAGCATGAGACAGTTTTCTGATTCAGGCGATCATGCGTGGCAATTCTTGAAGAATATGTTCGGTTCGGGAGGCATTGGCGGTTTCATTTCTGATCGAATGAAGGCGTGGAACGACATGATCGTACAAAATGCAGCCGAATTTGAATTGTTCGGTGAGCGTATAGGTGGAGCAATCAAGGGTTTGCTTGAAGTCATTACGGCGACAAAAGATGAGTTCTTTAATATTCTTCCGCAACTCAATGATTTCCTTTTGTTCTTGACGAATGAAGTTTTCCCTGTAATGCAAGATTTTGTTACTCAGTTCGTGAAAGCGTTCAAGCAGGCGCTGCCGGTTATCAGGAATGTTGTTTCAGCGTTTTTGCCTTTGTTGAGGGTTATGAATAGTTTGATCGGCGTTCTCGCTACGATGCCCGGTGGGCTGGGCGGTCTGGCCGTGTTGGGTATGGGCTGGTTGGGTATGACCAGAGGTGGTCGTGCTTCCATGGGTTACATGAGGGCTGGTGCGACGGGCGGTGCCCGACCATCTGGTGCATTCGCTGGTATCGGCTATGGCGTGGGGCAAGCCGGGTCGAATTTTTCGACGTACAGACAGGTTCTTAGGGCAGAAGGCGCTGGGAAAGTAGCGGCGACGACTGGCGCTGCGAAAGCAGCCTTTGGACAACAAGGGTTGACGGGCGGCGGGATGATGATAGCGGGCATGGTGCTTGGACAGAGCGGGAACGCGATCTTGGCCGGGTTGGGGCAAAGTCTCATGATGGGTGGCATGGGCTACATGATGGGTGGCACAAAGATGGGTATGGCTGCTATGGGCATGTCGGGTTTGATGGGCGCTTACAACGCACAAACTGCGACCGGGGGTGCCGTGTCGGGCGCGATGGGCGGTGGCCTGATGGCCGGTAGTCTGGGGCTGCTGGCGGTTGGGGCGGGGGTAATGACCGGGGGTGCAGCATTTGCAGTCGCGGGTCTGGCGGCACTCGGCGCTGGAGCATTGGGGTGGTGGAAGGGCGGCAAGAACGAGGATGAAAAGAATGCTCTGACAGAAACGGGGATGCGAGTTTTCGGTGAGGATGCTATGGCCGAATTTGCCGAAGGTGGCAGGGCTTCGATGACGGCGGATCTGAAAGATTTCAATGAGATCTTTTTGGATGATGACAAGTTCAAGGCTTGGGCACGGACGCAGGGTTTTGATGAGGATGAGGCGTTAAAACATCGGGCTGGAATCGCGGGTGGGGTCGCTGATTCGTTTAGAGAAAATCTGGCGTCCTTGGATCGGGCCGTAGGAACGATTGCCGAACGAACCGGTATGCACGCTGAGGATATTGAAATAGCGGCGGACAGAATGGGTATCGCTTTACGAGACACCAAGAGTTCTCTTCAAGATTTTTATATGGGCCTGTACGAGCAGTACGAAACCAAGGACATGGCCTCAGGCATCCGCATGTACGCGGATCAAATTAATAAGTCTTTTGCAGATGTTGTTTTTGGTAGTCGTTTCCACAAGGGTGCCCGTGTAGATGAGGCTTTGGGTCAATCCAAGGCTGCTAACAATGTGATGTTGCAAGAGTTGTTAACTACTGGCACCATCAGTAATGATTCTGCTGCTGCTGGTATTGATGCTGCCATCGCTCAGGGACAGGCTCTTGGTTTTTCGGGATATGAACTGGTTCAGTTTGTTGAAAGATTCGGGGAGGGGTGGCAAGCCGATATGGAGAAACGAGGACTGGGGAAAGGGGCTAAAAAATTCACTAACGAAATCGCAGCCTTCTCAGAGCGAACTTTTAACGATTTTGTAGACAGCGAATCTGTTAAGCAACTTCAAATCATGAATGAGGTGTGGGATCGTCCGCAACTCACTCGTGCAGGGTTGAGGGAGATGTGGACGGAGGGCGACATAGAGCAAGAGTTGGCTAAGGCTAATATGGAAGTTTGGAAGTTGGCACGGGAAGCGAAGAAAGCAGAGACTGATGCTGTTGTAGCCGCTACGACGGCAATGTACACATTGGAGCGAGCGGCACTTGCCGCAGCGGCAGCGGAAAGTGCGGAACTGAGAGCGGAAGCAGAAACCGATGATCCGATTTTGATTGATATCAGAAACAACGGTGGCCAAGTAATAGATGGCGGCGTAGTGGGTCCGGGGGGTCTTACCCCCTCTGAACGCGCAGCAGCCGACGGTGCCAAAAGTTTGTCTGACTGGCTGGCGTCTGCACAGTCGTCGGGATACACACCATCACAAATAGCAGGGGGGCCGTGATAAATGGCTGGTACAGCGAAGTTTTATATTTCTCTCACTGATGGTGAATCTAGAGGCTCCCTAGTTGCTCAACGCTTGGCGTTGTCAAAGCGTTTGACGTTGCGTCAAATGCCGAAAGGTGAAGTCGCTAAGAAGTCTCCGGAGTATTTCAACGACGCGATAGGGCTTTATATTCCGGGGTTTGAATTCGATCCGGAGAGCGAAGTGATATTGAAGACGTTTGAGTTTCCCTATGGGCCAAAAAATATGACTTATGGCGGGAGTGAACTGGCATACACGGAGATTCAGCGTCCCAGTAGAAAGCCTTTGCTGCGTTCTGTTGCGCCCAAGAACAGAAAGATTGAGTTGTCTTGTGTGTTGGCGGATCGGCCAAGTCGGGGAAAGCAATCCATTGAGAGCGAAATAGCGTCTCTTGAGGAAATCGCTGGTGACGATCAGGATTTACTACTTCAATATGGTGGGGTTATTATTCCTTATCGTTTGCGTATGACAGCGTTATCTATTACATCGACGGATAAGAGTTTGAACGGTGAGACGATTCGTGCAAGGGCTTCTATGGCTTTCGTGGAGTCGCATCCTTTGAACACGGAAATTATTCATTTGAAGGCAGTTCTGTTTGAACCAGAAGTTCCCGCTGAGACTGCCGACGAGGACGAAGAAGATGATGAGGCCGAAGACGCCGCTCACTACGGTGGTTATAACAATAGTGGCCTACATACTGAGGATCACCCAATACTCAATCCGGCTGCTGAACGATCGGTAGGTTCGGACACCGTGGCTCAGAGATATGCCCAATTGGGTGTGAGTTAAAGTATTACCATGGAAGACTTAGGAAAGTTACGCTTCGGAGAAATTGGAACTGCCCGAACTGCTGAGATAACAGAAAGCGTAACCGATTTAGGTGTTGATTTAACGTCTAACATGACATCTGAAATGTCAATACAAGTTTATGATCCGGGTTTCAAAATGTTTAAGGCCGATTATTTTCAGATGCGTCGGCCCGTTACTTATCGGGGACAATCTTATGAGATCGCACAAGCATCTGTCCAGCGGCATCCCAATGGACCGGATGCGGTGCAGGTTAAATGTCGGTCGGCTCCGATTCAAAGAATGAGACGGGATAAAGGTGCAGAAAATTGGAATACTTCTGCTGCCGGTTTTGCAAAACAAATGGCTGAGAAATTTGGGTTGCAAGCATTTATTCAATCCACTCCCGACAGAATCAATATTACTCGTCAATCTGGTGATAATGCTGATGAGTCCTCATGGGATGTTTTGCAGCGTTTGGCAAGCGATTTGGATTATTTGGTTTTTGAATCTTACGGGGTTTTGTATTTTTCATCTGAGGAGTTTTTGGTTGAGCGTCAACCGGGGATTGTTGTAGATGTAGACGCTCCTGAAAATGATGCATGGTTTCCTTTCGGTTGGTCTTTCGCTACCAGTGATGACGATTGGAGGGGCAGTCAAGCGACGGTTTTGGTTCCACGAGACAATGGGAAGAAACTTCGACCGGGGATGACGGTAGCGTTTAAAAACGTGGGCAAGTTCGGTCCTAGTGAAACTACACACCCAGAGGATACGCAAAACTTGGAAACTGCGGATGCTGTTGCCACAACTCGTAAATATCTGATTACGAATGTGAGTTGGAAAGAAGGCGGTAATAACCCTGTTCAAATAAAAGCACGCACGCTTGTGGAAACTGATGACACTGTGGCGGATTCTTCTGTTGGTCTTGGTGTTATTCCATATGGGTCTAGAGAGTTGTGTAAGGGCGCTACCGGAACCGATGTTAAGCGATTACAGATGGCTGTTGGCATGGCGGAAAAAGACCAAGACGGCGTTTTTGGTCCGATAACCGAAGGATATGTAAAGACATGGCAGCAACGAAACACATTGGGTGTTAGAACAGTAACGTTGATAGGCGATCTTGATCCGGCTGACCGTTCATTCTTTGGGGATCGTGAGCAGTTTGTGACTTATATAGGTGATGGGTGTATCAATGATGATGATTGGGCTGTGCTTTTGGCTATGCCCGGTTCTACTTTTCCTTTGATGGTGGCTGCCACGGAGGCTGAAGACCCAGCCGATATCAAATTTTTTGAAAGAGCCAGAATTTTGGCAGAGGAGAACGCGAAGAAAAATCTGAAGGCAGCGACAGAGGCTGAAGACGACGCCGATCGAAAGTTTTTCGATAGTTCTTATCAGCCGGATCCTTACGACGTAGAAGGCAGGGAAGGTGTCGAAGAAACGAAAGGTATCGAATCAACTATAGATCCAGCAGATCTTAAATTCTTTAGTGGCTTGTATTCCAACCCAAAGAAGCCTGAGCCGAATCATCCGATGTATGGGTACCACGGCTAATGGCTAAAAAAGGTGCTAGTTCGTATAAGGGTTCTGGTTACAACCGTAAGCGTCCTACCAAGGCGTATTCGCCCGGACAGCCCATATCTGATGGATTTCATGAAGGTGAAGTAACTGAGGTTGTTACTTCCACTACGGACCCATACACGATCAAAGTTTCTGTTAATTCGTTGGGCCACAATAACGTTCCAGCACTGTTCTATATAGGGTCTCCCCCAAGAAAGGGAGACAAAGTAATGGTTAGTTTTATTGCTAACCGTCCAGATGACTTGTTGGTTATCAATCCGCAGCATCAATTAGGTGATGGCACTGCATCGGGGGTTGTTCGTTTCGGTGGACAGACCTCACAGTGGGGGCACACGCTGAGGATCGACCCCACGGAGTATGTCGGATCTAATCGTGCATCCATCATGTTGGATAACACGACCATGGGAACAGATGGTTCTGGGATTGGAACGGAGGGAGACTGGTTCGTTTTTGATGAGAAGAATGACTCATACAATCTGCACCACACCGGGCATGACGAGAAGGTCGATGGTGGGTTAACTGTTAGAGCGTCGGGGACACATACCACCCCGGCGGGCACGTTTGAGCGGTACATCGCCTTCGCCCCAAGTTACGACTGGGGGGGAACCGAACGTGGCAGTTTCTTCACCAATAATACCTACACTGACTTCTCATTCCATGGAACGACATATCAGTACGGCTGTCATCCATTAGCAAATAATCAATACTCGCTTGGCTACGAGGGAGTGCGATGGAGCGAACTATTTTGCTCCAATGGAACGATAAATACGTCCGATCAAAATGAGAAAACAGATATTGCTGATTCTGATCTGGGGTTGGATTTTCTCAAAGCCTTACGACCCGTGAAGTTCAAATGGATTGAAACTGAAGGTAGGGCAGGAGTCAGGACACACTACGGGCTGCTAGGGCAGGAGGTCGAAACAGTATTGGGGGATGCTGCTTCTGATACAGCCATCTGGACTAACGCACTGATCGAAGCACACCCTGAATTACCGGCTGACCCCGAACACAATGTTCGTGCCGTTCCTGCTGTGGAAGAACATCACGAGCAAGGACTTCGGTATACGGAACTGATTGGACCGATTATCAAGGCTATTCAAGAATTAGAAGTTCGCATTGCGGCCTTGGAGAGTTGATAGTTCTATACTAATAGATGGTTGAAGAGTGGAATACATAAGCCGACCCGGCCTGTACGGCCAAGGTAAGAAATGTCCATCCCCGCCAAACGAGGGGTCGATCTCTCGTTGCTTCATCCACGTTTCATAAAGAGGTTAGAAGCCTTCTTCAATGACCCGCGTATCAGCGGACGAGTTCAAATAACTAGTGGATGTCGTACTTATGCGAAACAAAAATATTTCTATGATGGCTATAAAAAGCGTAAGGCTGGATTCAATTTAGCCGCTAATCCCGACAGACGATTTGGACCTAAAGCCTTAAATGGTATTGGGATTTGGAGAGGAAGTTGGCACATGGAACAGGACGACGGATTTTGCTATGCGGTCGATTTCGGTCTATGTGGTAACGGAATAAAAAAGTGGGAAGTAAACAACATTGCTAAAGAGTATGGGATGCATCCCACGGTTCGTGGAGAGTGGTGGCATCACCAGCCTCGTGCTTCAACTGAATGGTTTGATGCTCCCGCTTTGACTGGTGTGGGGGTTAAGGAAGAAACAAAAGAACCAGTTATGGATTGGGGGGCATTGTTGCGATATCACGCTGCTCTTACTGCTGAAATCAGGACAAATCCGATTCGCAGAAAAGAACGTTCAGATCGGGTGAAGGTCTTGCAACGGCGGTTAGGTGCTTTGGGTATTGATTGCGGAAAGATTGATGGGATCTTTGGTTGGGGAACCAAGAGGAAAGTTAAGCAGTTTCAGCGGATCAATCGTCTGACTAGAGATGGAATCGTTGGTCCGGGCACTTGGAGTGAAATGTGGGGGGATGAACCTCTCTCGTAGGTTTGTTTCGTCCCCGCTGCCGCAGGGGGGGTAAAATCCTATCGTTGTTGATGCTAAAGTAGGATGTTATGGACGTACTTTCTATACCTCTCCGGTTTACTAATACCGGAGACTTTGTAAAGGTAGATGATTCTTCTAATTCTTATAAGGCTGAACAGATACATGCGTTTATGTCAACCCATAAGGACGAGCGAAAGTTGTTTCCGACTTTTGGAGTAGACGATCCGACGTTTGGGGAGTTTGATCCCGCCCAACTACTGGGTGAATTCATTCAGTTTTATGGAGACACAATAAGACTAGAAAATGTAGATGTGATCAAACAGCGAGGCGCGTTAGATACTATCGAAGTCAACTTTACTTAGGGGTAGATTATGGTTTCACCAGACTGGTCTTCATATGTAGACCTAACTCCATTCGATAAGGCTACTAGTGCTATTTTAGAGGAAAGCCTCACACAAGCAAGAGCCTTGATGCCTCATTGGACTCCTCGTGTCGGACAGATCGAAACGACAATGATGGAGGCCACGGCGTTTCAGACCGCCAATTTGGTCAATGCTGCGAACCGGCTTCCTGCATCCACCGTTGAAACATTACTGAAGTTATATGGGATCAACAGATCGAATGGTGTCAAGGCAACTGCGACGGTAACGATTACGTTTACCGACACGGCTGGGTATACGATCCCGGCCAATACGGCAATGGCTTATTACGGATCTGATGGATCTGTGTTTGTGTACACCCTTGACGATGCTGCGATAGTAGCGTCTGGGTCGGCGTCTTTAACTTCCGTGGCGGTTACCGCTCAGGCGGTTGGAATTGGATTTAACACCCCGTCCAATGGCAGCAGCCTTCAATTGCTGGCCACAGTTCCGTATGTTTCTAGCACGGTTTTGAGTTCTAAGCCTTCTGGCGGTTTGGACATGGAAACAGATACGGAGTATTTCACGAGGGCGACCACGACGTTGGCTGGCTATTCTTCCGTTATGGTTACTCAAGATCAGTTGAAATCGTATGTGTTAACAAATTATACCGGAACGGTTTATCGTGCTAAAGCGTACAACATGCGACGTTTCTCTGACCGAAATATGGTCACGGGCGGAGGTTCATACGCTGGTTATGTCCTTCTTGTTGTTGCCGGTGAAAACGTTAACGGTTATTCCCGGTCTATCGAAGATGCGACTATCAGTGCTGCCGATATTGCAACTATTAGTACGGCGATTACGGCAAAAACCGCTACGGGTGTGACGGTAGAAGTTCATAATGCGGAACTTGTCGGGATTGGCGTTACGGCGGTAGTTGCTAAAACCGCTTCGGCAGCGTCAGGAACTGTTATGACCGCTGTTCAAAGTGGGCTTCAAGCATATCTAGATAGCGATTATTGGGTGTTGAATACGGAAAATGACCGTGTGGTTCGTGTCAATGAAATTGTGAGTCTTTTAGACGGTATCGCTGGTGTTGAGTATGTGACTTCAGTTGTGTTGACTTTGCCGGAAGAGTCCGTGTCATGTGCCACGACGGCAAATTTGTCTGCGGCTTATGACAATGGAACTCTTGGGGTTGGGGCGGCTTTGACGAACTCTGGTTCACAGGCGGCGTTTGCCGTTGATGGGGTAACCCCGTCTGTGGAGGATCGGGTTTTGGTCAAAGATCAAACAGCAGCATTGCAGAATGGGATTTATACTGTCACGGTTGCGGGCGACGGGTCAACAAATTGGGTATTGACTAGGGCACTAGATGCCGATACGACAAATGAGATGGTAGTCGATAGGTTTGTTTGGTGTAGTGCTGGAAGTACCAATATTAATAAGGGTTTTTCGTGTGGTGCAGCGGGAACAATCGGTACGGGCGATATTTCATTTACTCAAACTTCTTCAGCGGTAAGGGCGGAAGTTTTGGGTTCTAACGCCACTGACGGCACGGGTGCTTTGAGCGGAGATATCAGAATGAACCATTTAGGAATGTTGACCTATCCAAGCACTCTAACTATTACGGTAAATTAAAATGCCAGCATCCACCACGGCAGTGGACTCCATTAATCTAATATCGAAAGACGGAGTCGTATTCGATTCTGCGAGATGGACGTTTGGTAACTCGTCTCTTCGGGCATTGCCTAATATTGGTCTTCAGGAATCTTCTCTTGGCAGCGGGATTGGAAAGACTGGGTTTCTTGTTACTTCTCTAGCCGCTGGTGAGGTCTTAGCAAAGTCGCCACTGTTTCCTGTTGTCTCTGATGAGAGTTATCAAGTTAGCGGCATTGTTCATGTCGGTACAGATCTGGCCGCTACAACAGTCAAAATCAAGATCGAATATTTTGATGTGAGTTCTGGTGTTGCCTCTCCTTTGGAATACGCGGGAGAAACCGAATCGGACGGGGCGTGGGTTGCTTCGACACATACACATGAACAAGAATTTCTCATAGACCCAAGTACGACTTCTGCCGCTCCGGCTCTTATTCCTTTGGTGCAGGTGGTCTTTCCGTTTGGTTATCAGAAAGGGACACCCATAGCCGGGGCAAAGCGGAACTGGGTTCCCGCCTCAGCGAACTATGCAAGGGTTGTGTTTACTTGTGATTCCGCTACGGCAGCAGATCAATCATACTTTTTGACAGATGTGTTTGCAATCAATCAATCAACAGTATTGAATAATCCAACATTGAATAATACTTACAGGCTATTGCCAGAATATATTCGTGCATTGGATCAAAGAAGTGATATCTCTGGACTTTTGGGATTTAATCTAATAGCAAAACGTCTGCTTGCTGCGACATATGGATATGGAGTAATCATTGGGGAAGAACTTCGGTCTTGGGCGTATACGAGAAGTACGGATTCAGCAACTGACACAGAAACCAAATCTTCTTTAACGGATCCTTTAAAGATCGAAGAGAGTTCTTTGAGGTGGTTGGCTCAACTGGTGGGTGTGGAGTTGAATAATCCATACACGGGATTGGCCATGTGGCTGTCGCTGCCAGATTGGAACTTGTCGTCGGATTCTACGAACTGGCAGGCGATTGATCTTTTGGATGCCGAATCAGTTGAAGATTCAGTTACTTGGGCTGCGGCTCGTTCTTCAAGTTATGAAAACATAGACGCTTATCGACAACAAATTTTGTATGGGTTTAATGGGCTTAATGCTGGGAAACCAGAAGCGATGAACTCGTATCTTGGAACAGTTTTAGACACGGATACGCCTGCGAGTTATTTCACTAGAATTAAGAAGCATTACAGGGAATCTCCGTTTCTTGTTAAATATGTTTTTGATGCAGATGTCGATCCCGATATTGGTGGGACGCTGGTTCAAACAGAGATGGAACCGACCCTCGCTGTGGGAACAATAGGGAGTCAATCCAACAAGGCACGAGATGCCGCACAGTTCGCTTATGAGGCGAAAGATATTTTAGAAGCCAACGTTCCGGGCGCAGGAGTAATTGCTAACGATGAGAGTGTTTTCAAATTCGGGAACGACGCCTGTTCTGCCATACCTGACGTTACGGGTTCGGGCCGTCACATCAATCTGTTTGACGATTCACTTTCTGATCCGAAGGCTTCACGTTACGGGATTATCGCTGGGGCTAGGTACAACACAGGGTTTGCGTTTTATCCGTCCGGGGTGAGTGGGTCGGAGGCTTACATACAAGCAGCGACAGTGTCAACGGGTCTGTCTGCAACAGCCACGGATTACATATTCCATGTTTCGGATATCAGTTTTGGAAGTGGTTCCAATATTACCTTGTTCAAACAGGGCACCAGTTCTGCTGCCGACCATTGCGAGTGCGAAATCTATCAAACTGGCACACTCCGATATCACAGGGGATCTAGTAGTTCCGGTGTGAGTACCGCATACGATTCTGCGATACATGATGCATCGTATGACTTCAGCGTAACGGGCGATAGGTGGATACGGTTTGCTACCACTACTACGGGCGGCGACTACAGCAACGGAACGATTAGTTTCTATGTTGCTCCAACATTGCACGGGGTGTGCCATCCCACGGATTATTTGATTAATACACTCAATAATACGGCGGCTTTCAATCGTTACGACAACACAGCAACGGCTGAGTTTTTCCATGTAACTGATGGGGACAATGGGGTTGTTGGCTATAGGGCAGTTATTGCCGATGGAACGATGGATAGTTCTCTATCGGGCTTTTCAAATACCATGTCCGCAGTAGTAGACCTGAATTTGACAACTTCCACTTCTTATACGACAACCCCAGCCCTTTACGACGGGGTTGATACTTTCACCCAGAGTTGTGCAAAAAACACCGACGTTGCATACACAATCGAATACGAGACAAGTCCTCTTACGATAGGAAATTGGATTGGTTTACCACACACGGGAACTGACTATTTGTATTTAGGAAATCAAAGTAGTTCTGGTGACAGCCTTGTTGTCTCTGGAATGGATAATGGCACCTACAACTGGACAGTTACTTATATGGATGGGGCTACAGCCACGGGTACAGGAACGGGTGTAACTACGATTACTTGGGCTGCTGGCACTTATGGTGGGAAACAAATCGAAAAGGTTGTAGTAGCAGGAGTAGAAACATATACGTTCCTTCCAAGCACCATTACAGCCCATACTATTACAGCAAGCACTGGTACAAATCTTACAGGTGAAACATGGACGATCAATCGTGCGTGGGAGGACGCTGACGCATACGAGCATTCTTCGATTATTGACAGGGATCTATTTCAGTTGAATCGGGAGGGTGGTTCTTGTTCTCCCCAACTATCAATAGGTCGGGATGTGCCCATTTCTCTGTCGATTAATTATCGGCGCTTGAAAACGGATTTCGGTTACGACGATTACGTTTTCAAGCATCCCAATTTCCAAATGAAATTCAGTAGTAGTGGGGTGACTTTTATTGTCACGGACGCGTTCGACAAGTCGGCCACAGCATTCAACACGGCTTCGCTGACTTGGAATGACACTTCCCGTATCGGAGAATGGAATCATGTCGGTCTAGTTCGCGATGTGGCAAATAACAAGATTTTGTTGTATGCGAATGGAACAGCAATATCGAATGCAACAGACACCACAACTAAGGGATTAGCCACCCGAACGGGAAGTTCTACGGATGCAAATGTTACATTTCATTCCAATAACAAACCGGGTTGGCAGTTTAATCATTTCGCAATCTTTAATGAAGCATTATCCACGGCGGATATGGAAAGAGTAAGGCAGACACTGCCCACTTAAAGTGTAGTATTTATTTAGGAGCGTCATTATGGCCATAACACCCGGATCTAGATTTACTTCGTTGATCAACTGGTCAACCAGTTTGGATTCGTTCAGTCGCGTCCAGTTTAATGACGCCTTTTCTCAGTTGGATTCTAAGGCTGCGGGATGGACGGAAAGCAACAGTGCTGCGTCTGGTGAACTTAGCGGATATTTCCATTACAACACGGCTGATACCACTTTGAAGGTTCAAGTCGGAGGGCCGGGTGGTGCATGGGTTTTGGTGAATGATGGCGATGAGATGCGGGCGTCCACGATTGACGCCAAGGGCGATCTTCTTGGCGGAACAGCGGATAATACTGTAGGAAGACTTGCTGTAGGCACCAACAATCAAGCACTTGTTGCTAATTCCTCCGCTGGAACCGGACTGGCGTGGGCGAGCATCGTTAACAGTCTTACTGGAACGGCCAATGAGGTTGAAGTAGACGCTTCAACCGGGAGTATTACCATTGGCCTTCCCAGTGCTGTAACAATTGGCACTCTAACTATCGACAGTGTCGCGATTTCTACAGTTCAAACAGGTTCAGAATCGTTTGTTGATAATGACACTTCGGTGATGACATCTGCTGCGGTTCAGGACAAGATCCTCGCGTATGCGTATGCAACAGCCGCAGGAACTATTCCCATTTCACTTATCGACGCCAAAGGCGATCTCCTTGTTGGGAGTGCGGATGACACCGCCGTCAAGGTCGGGGTTGGTGCTGATGGTCGGGTTTTGTCGGCTGATGCTTCTCAGGCGTCAGGCATGGTATGGAATACAACGGTTTCATCTCTGACGGGTACGGCTGCTCAGATTTCGGTGTCGGCATCTTCGGGTGCTATCGCTATCGGTCTTCCGAACGATGTGACGATTGCTGGAACACTCACTGTGGACAGCGTGGGGATTGCTGCGGTTCAAACCTCCGCTGAATCCTTTGCGGACAACAACACTTCGATCATGACTTCTGGGGCTATCGCAGACAAGATCGAAGATTATGGTTACGTCACTTCTGCTGCTGCTATTTCTTCGGTTACCGGTACCGCAAATGAGGTGGAGGCATTCACTAGTTTGGGAGCAGTCACGGTCGGTCTTCCCAATGATGTGACAATCACTGGAACTCTGACTGTGGACAGTGTTGGGATCTCCAATGTGGATTCCGGATCAAGTTTTACAGATAACGACGTTTCGCTTATGACTTCAGGGGCAATTAAGGACAAGATTGAGAATTATGGTTATGCGAGTGTTGCCCAGTTGAACGCGTTCCAAACTACTATTGACGATGTAGAAACACAGTTCTACATGGAGGTTATGGTCTAATGGCAATGACTCATACGAAACTACATGCGCCTACACAGTTGGGAACGTCGCCTTCGACGTTGTATACCGTGCCAGCGTCTACTACGACAATTGTGAAGCAGATCGCTTTATGTAATACCGCTGCTGCCAATAGGACTGTTTCTGTTTATCTAGTTCCTAGTGGCGGATCTGCTAGTGCTACTAATGCAGTTCTTTATGATGTAAGTGTTGATTCAAAGTCAACAACTTTTGTCAACTTGTCGGCTGTCATGGCGACTGGTGATTTTATTCAGGCTTCTGCGTCGGTCGTTAGTTCGGTTTCGATTCATTCATTTGGCATTCAGGAGGCGTAATGGCTGGGCGGCTTGTCCGAATAGGCGCTCCTGACGCTTTAGCGGATTTCTATGATTCGCCATCACACATCTTCGGGAGTGGAGAAGACGGCGTTGTTACCATCAGCGCGAACACAACTCTGACTGAAGATAAGTATTATCTTGATTTGACGGTTGATGCCACGAAAACTTTGAATACTGCGGGTTATCGGGTGTTTGTTCAACGCAATTTGTTCCTGTGGGGAACAATCGGGATGACAGCCGGACCTAGTTCTCAAGGATCCTTGGGGATCGGAACACAAAATACGAATGCAACCAATTCGTTGGGTGGTGCTTCTGCTTCTTACACGGTGACTGCCCCTACCGCTGCTTTGGGTGGAACGAAGTGGTACAAGAATCCTTTGAATGTTGTTGATGGTTATTCGTTTGATCCCAGTAATGGCACTATCAATCTTCTCAAGGGTGGAGCAGGAGATGGAACAAATTATGGCGGTGGTGTGGTAATCGTTACTGCTCGTTATCTTTTCGGAGATGGAAACATTTCGGCAGCAGCATCTGGAAATGCGGGTGGCGGTGTGATGTTCTTAATTTCCTCAGATAAAAGCCATTCGTACACGCTGAGTGCGGCTGGTTCAGGAACTGGATCAGCGGGGAATACTTATTTCTTAGAGGCTGACTGATGGCTGATCCGAAATATGATCAGGGTGTCCGCCGAGAAAAGGACTTACTTCCTTATGTAGTTGAAATGCTGCCTGAGGACGAGTTTGGCGACCTTCAATTCGATGGGGAACTGGTTTTTGGAAGCGGCGAAGACGGTGATGTAACGGTCACCACGAATACCAATCTTTCTGGGGATATGTATTACAACAATCTCACTGTAAATAGTGGAGTGGTTCTAAATCCGAACGGTTGGAGAGTATTCGTAAAAAACACTTTGAACTTGACGGGCGACTTGGGGATCAAAGACACAGTTACAAGTGTCGGCACTGGTTCTTTGGAGGGAACCGTAGCCGTTGGGGAGAGTGTCACGGACGGTTTGGGCGGCGCTGGCGAACCCGACGACTTTGAGTCTTCGGGGTACACTTTTAGCGGCTCTGGGGCCGTGAACACTTCGGTTGGTGTAGCAGCCAATGATTTCTATGATTTGCGTGATGCTATTAACGCTTATAAGCAGCGTGGAACAGACTTTTTTCGTGCGAAGGGTGGTGCTGGTGGGGGTACCGGAGCGGATGGAGTTTCAGGAGCCGGGGTAGCCGGATCGTGGCCTCCGAGTGCGAACACAGTCGGCGTACCGGGGGGGAAGGGTTCTTCGGGGACTGGTGGCGCTGGGGGAACGGGTGGCCGTGGTGGTGCCGTAGTTATGGTTTCTGCCCGTCAGATCACTGGTTCAGGTGGTTTGTATTGCGAGGGTGGAACGTCAACTGATGGTGCTGCTGGAACAAGTGGAACGCCCGCTCCGACGTACACCGACCCGGCGTATAACCATGCTAATCCGGGTCATGGCAATCCGCCTGTCCAAAACCATCACCACACCAGTGGTCACGCGTCAGAACAGAATCATCACGGGGTTCAAAACCATCACGGCACACCCCCGACGGCAGAACAGAATCATCACGGGGTTCAAAACCATCACGGCACACCCCCGACGGCAGTTCAAAACCATCACGGGGTTCAAAACCATCACGGCACAGATCCAACGCCGGGAACGGCCAGCCCGGACCCGACATCGAACCCTGATGCGTCATCGCATCATCATGACAGCACATCCGGTACAAATCCTGATACGCCAGTGACGAATCCTCCTGTGCATGTCACGATTCCGGGTAGCGAAAATCCGGGTCACCATAATTTCCAACCGTTTCCGCATCACAACCCCGGAAACCACAACCCGACAAACCATATGGTGCAACCGGGCAGTCATCATCACAACCCCGGAAACCCGTACACGAACCATCATGTGGTTACGAACCATCACGGAACGCCCCCCACGAATTATCCCCCAAATCCACCCGTTGCGAATCCTGATGCATCAGATCATCATAATGCAGCGGCACAAAATCATCACACTAACCCTGATGCATCAGATCATCATCACGATTCGGAACAAAATCATCACACGAATCCTGATGCATCAGATCATCATCACGCCCCCATGACAAACCATCACATCACACATCATCTCACTCCGGATACTCATGGAACGCCTCCCACTCCTCCGGGTACGGGCCATCAGGCGGCGATTGATTATCCCGGTGGGGCGGGTGGAACTGGCTATCAGGGGCAGCGAGGCGGTCGCGGTGGAGGCGGTGTTTTGATTGTGGTCACCAGAAATGCTGGTACACCGAGTTATTCTATTAACACAGGAGTAAATGGCAGCAGCATTGCCCTTGACACTGCCAACATTTAAATGAAGACATATTATTACGTTCCTACAGACGAGGAAATAGAGCCGCATGTTGCTGAGGCAACAATGTGGGGCATACCGATTGTTCATGGGATACCGGACAAAATCCTTAAAGAACATCCTGATATCACTCCGTCTAAGGCTGAGATATTCAAAGTTCCGGAAATAACCGGTGTAGCGCTGGCTGATAGTGAAATCAATGTGGGTAGCCATCAGGCCGTGATATGGACGAATGAGTTTTTAGATTTACGAGGAAAGACTACTATTTCTGTTTTTAATGCTCGTAAGAAAGAAATGGCTCACGAAGATTTGATTCCGGTGTGGTGTGAAAAACATCGGGCACGTTGGGTGTTTCCTATTTTGAATATTGGAAAGTACGAAGTGTCGCTTCTACATGATGGAGAGGAACTAGCAACGGCGTTATTTTTTGCGTTCAAACGAAAAGCGGCATTTCAGGACGGAAACAAAAAGTGATGGAAATACTTTTTCCCGGTATTGGATTGTGGCGTGATGCATTTGAGATTTCAGATGGGTATGCCGATGTTCTTTGGAAAAATCGGTATGAGATAGAACGCGGGGAATCTTGGGTTGATGATCGGGAAGGACATCGTCACAACTATGAAATAACTGGCCCGATTCGTATCAGGAACTTTCCTGAAGATGGATTGGCGGACAGCGAAGATGATAAATATGTTTTCATGCTTCAGGGTGTGATGATGAAATGCTTGTTGGAGTACATGAAGGAGTACCCGACCAGTTTTCAGGATATCCAATGGCAGGAGGCACATAGGCTTCTCTATTATTTTCCCGGTGCCAACATGGGTACTCATTCCGACAACACGCCCGGAGAGCATTTTACCGGTCCTAATCGAACAGGGAAATCGTATAGAGATCTTGTTGCTCCTCAAAGAATTCTATGTGCCCTCCAATTCATGAGTGATTGGGTACCGGATGACGAACCGGAAGGAGATAGTTTTACCGGAGGGGAAGTTTCGTGGCCGTATGTGGGAGCGACACACGAACCTCAAAAGGGGGATGTTCTCATCTATCCGGCAAATTTCATTTATTCTCATAATGTCAGCCCCGTTTTGGCAGGGCACCGAATAGTAAATTTGACTTGCTTCTGTCAGGGGGATATTCCTGATTTTTCTTCGCATTATGGAATTGAACACCC